TATTGGATATTCTAATGACTTCTCTTATAATTTACATCAAGCATATGGTGATAAATATTTAGTTTCACGTGCCCATAATAAAATTAATGATCATGTTAAAGTAAATGTGGATGCATTTCCAAAAGAGATAATTTTTGAAAGAGACTTTTATATTGGAGAATTATATGAGCAAATGAAGAAGGGCATGATTAGATTTCCATATAAAGATTATGAAAAATTAGCTTGGTTAATTGAGCATTGTGCCAGTATGGAAATTAAACCTGCTATTTCTAGAAATGGTGATCCAAGTGTACATTATGTGAAAGGTGGTACACCAAACGATGGTTTCATGGCTTTATTAAATGCTTATTTAGCATATAAGTTTATAGTAAGTCGTGGATTTACCAATAATAATCCTTTGTTACAATCTACTAAAAATATCAATAAACCACTAGTAATGTCTGGCTACGTACCTAGAAGGGTATAAATATTTGCCTTTTACTGATATATCATATATAGAGTATTAGTAGAGGGTATAGTGGAATCACCGAGGTTATATGACTGGTATCAAAAAATCAGGTTTGGGCAATGCGCCCTCCTTCTCAGCTCGCTATTTAGATAATAGATCTACTATTCCACAAGTTAGTGCTATTATGGCCAAAGGAATTTCTGAAGAAAGAAGAGTTATTCTTTCTGATGAAGTTGATCAAGGATATTTCCGAGATGGCTCTGGGCCTTCTTATAATAAGATGGCTATGGAACATATGGAAACGGCTAATGCTAGAGTTCTATCTTCCACTGGTATTAAGAAATATGGCCAAGCTGTTAGCAGTGTTGGCGGAATGTTTCGTGGTATTCATGGAGATTCTGTCAAACAAACGCCAGAAGTATATTCTCCCTTATGGTTAAATAGCAATCTTAATTTACCACGTGATCGTGCCACCATCAATGCATGGTGCCGTAGTTTTTTTGCACTTAATCCATTTGTTCATAATGCTATTAGTTTACATAGCACCTATCCAATTAGTAAATTATCTATTAAATGTCCCAATAAAGATATTGAAAAATTCTTTAATGATATGATTGAAGAAATAGATTTAATGAATATTTGTGTAGAAATTGCACAAGAATATTGGTTATTGGGAGAATCTTTCGTTTATGCCGAATTAGACGAAGGCAAAGGTAAATGGAGCCGTTTACATATTCAAAATCCAGATTTTATGATTGTTAAGCGCACTGTTGTCGCCTCTGAACCCATTATCATGTTACGACCAGATGATAATCTTAAGAAGATTATTTTTTCTAATAGGCCTACTGATATTGAACAACGTAAACAATTAAATCAAAACATCATTGAATCTGTTAGACGTGGCGAGAATATTCCTTTGGATAATTTCCATGTTTCTCATTTAGCTCGTAGAATTAGCCCTTATGAAATTAGAGGAACTGGATTACCAGTTTGTATCTTCCGTCAGCTAATGCTTTTCGATAAATTAAGAGAATCAAAATATGCTCAAGCTGATAATATGATTAATCCGCTAACTATTGTTAAAATTGGTTCAGCCGATTACAAGCCAACCTTTGCCGATTTAGAGGCTTGGAGAAATACTTTTGAAGAAGCGCAATATGATAAAGACTTTAAGATTTTTACACATGAGGGTGTGGATGTAACCAGAGTGGGATATGGCCAAGGTATTTATGATATTTCGGGAGATATTACTCAGTTAGTTAAAGAAATTTATGTAGGTTTATTCGTCCCGCCCGTTATGATGGATGGTGGTGCTGATACTACTTATGCTAATGGTGGTGTCGCCCTTGACGTTCTAAGACAACGTTATATGCAATTTCGTAATATGATGTCTCAATGGTTAAAGAGAAAGATTTTTGCCCCTATTTCTAAGATTCAAGGATTTTACGATTATTCTGGTGGTGAGAAGCAATTAATTGTTCCAGAAATTGATTGGAACCATATGTCTTTGTTTGACGCTGGAGACTACATCAATAGCTTAGTAACTTTGACACAAGGTACGGCCGATCAAAAAAGAGCCTCTTTACATACTTTGTATCGTTCATTAGGGTTAGAATTCGAAGATGAAATTAGAAAGATAAAGAAAGAAAATATTCAAAATGCTATTTTTAAGAAAGAGGTAGCAGCTTTGGATGCTATGGATCTTAATTCTCTACGTGCTTTGGATGATGAAGATGAAATTCCAGAGCCAGCAACTCCAGCAGCTCCAGGTGCAGAGGCTCCAGTTCCAGGTGAAACTCCAGGTGGCGCTATGCCAGACTTAGGATTACCTGGAGGCCCGCCTCCTATGATGCCAAGCCCTGGAGGCGCAGCACCAGCTCCAGCAGCTAATGCCGCTCCAAGTGGCGGAGAAGGTGGAGGAGCTGGTAATGCCCCGCCCGCCCCAGCTCCCGCTCCCGCAAAAGGTACATAATATAGATCTGTAAAATCTGATGGATATCCATCTACTTATGTATAATTTAGTATTGTTTTGTCTAATACACCTAAGTACAGAGGATTTACCATGCAGAAAACTGCTCAAAAGAGAACTATTCCTAACAAATTAAGGGAAATGTCCGAGATTCCAATGGCTGCCGTTGAGGGTTTTTTTAAACCTGAAAAAGACAGAATTATGAAAGAGTTAAAAGTAACTGATGATAATATCAGAACTATTTTAACTGGCCAAAAAATTGGTAATGCTACAGTTGATATTGGTAGTGATGGCACTTCTATTAAAGATTTATTAAAATCAGCTCGTAGTAATTTTAATCGTAGAGAGTATATTGCTTCAGCAGCTGATCTTGGTAGATTTCATAAGAAAATGTATGATGTTAAAGCTTTTATTAATAAGTTAGGTTGGGAAATAGATAAGATTCATCATCGATTTTTATTTGAAGGCTATAAAGATAAAGGTTATGATAAACATTTAGATTCTTTACAAGAGCATATGGCTAGAAAAGCCGCGGTACAAGATCAATATTTTATTAAAATGGCTGCCAACGCAGGCAGCATTATGGATTTTTTCTCTAACATTGCTACTAAAAGAGGCCGTGCTTTAGCAACTTGGGAAAAAAAATATCCAGATGTAGCTAAAAGGCTTCGTGAAGGATTAGCCAAATTATTAGTATTAGCTGATAGTTCATTATCCAATACATTATCTCTTCTAAAAGAAATGGGTAGTTCGCGTGCTACTAGAAACATTGATGCCTATCAATTAACAGCCAAGAAAATTGCTGCTGAGTTTGATAAGTTTGATGGCGGTGATAAAGGTTTCAAAACTTTTTATGATACAGTTTTTTCTAAATACTTAGCTGATCAAAAAAGATATGAAACAGAAGAGAATAAAGTTCCTCCTTCAGAAGCTCCACCAGAGACTCCTCCAGCGGGGGCCTCACCAAATGCCGCCGTTGTTGTTCCAGTAGCTCAGCCAGGAGCGCCAACTACAGTCCCGGCTAAAACTGTTACACCTAATCAAGTTGCATTAATGATGGGTGGACCAGGCGCATCTGCACCAGGAACTCCACCACCAGCAGGAGCAGTATCAAATGAGCCACATGATACTGAAAGGGAAGCGCTAGAAGTGGCTAAATTTAACCACACACGTTTTCTTCACTCACTTGAAGCTTTAAGTCAAGAAGATCCTCGTATATTAGCGGCATACATTTCTAAATACGCCAAATCAATTCAATCTACTAATCCAGAATCAGCTATTGAATTATTTGCTATTGTTAAACAAATTAGGAGATAAGCATGGCTAATTTGGGTTCTAACTTTTATACTAAGTTAGTACAAATGACCACAGAATTAGGAATGAAACCAGAAGATTTACTTGCTATTATGGTCTCTGAATCTGGAATTAATCCTAGTGCTGGTAAAGGCGGTGGTGCGTCTGGTCTAATCCAATTTATGCCAGAAACTTTGCATGGTGCTGGGTTTCAAGGAGATCAAGATCAATTTAGACAGCTATCTGGTGAAGATCAAATACCATTCATTAAAAAATATATACAGGGTGCCATGTCTAAAAATGGCGGTCCCTTTACTTCAGCTGCTCAATATTATGTTGCTAATTTTTGGCCTGTCGCTTTAAAATTACCAGGTGTTCGTCAGGGTAATTTAGATACAGCTATTGTTGAATATAATCCTGTTAGACATGGGGCATATAGTAAAAAATATTTGGATATCGGTATTAAAATTCCGGCTATTCAAGAAAGTCGAGCTTACAAAGCTAATCCTCTTTTTGATAAAGATAAGAAGGGATCAATTACCTATGGTGATATGGTACATCAAGTAGAAATAAATAAAAGAAGCCCCATTTATCAAAGAGCGTTAGCTAATATGCAGGCTGCTACTGGTTATCGTGCCAGTCATGTGCCATCTCAGATGGCTACTAAAATCAAAAAACATCCATCTCCGCAAACCGGCTTGCAGGGATTATTGGATCATTTTTTAGAAATGGTTAATATGGCTTCACCAAGATTAAATAAAAAACTATACAAAGAAGCTTTACCTAATCATGACATTCTTATTGAAATAAAAGCTCCTGATTATTCTAGCTCTATTGAATTTTCACGTATTTTATGTTCGGCTTTAGATGAAGAGTTACTTTCTACTTCTTATCCACATACCGATGGTCATTTGGTAGAAGTAGAATGTTGTATTCCTGGACCAGCGAAAGATTGTTTTGCAACTGTTAAACAATTAACTGAAGCAATAGCTGAAACATTTAAAGATGCCACTATTAAAATTGGTGGTATTACAGTTGAAACTAATTGCATTATGAATAAAAAGTCATCTTATCAATCAATCAGCTTAAAAACTGCTGACACTAACTACAGAACATTTCTGTTGAAGTTTATTTAAGGATATACACAGATGGTATCAGAAAACGAAATTATAGGGTTTGTTGAACAGTGCCAGGGTTCTGGTAAAACTTTTGCAGAATTTTTAGCATTAGTTTTTAAAGATCAATTTCTTGAAATATATGTAGGAGACTCTTACGAAGATGTTAGTACCGAACAAATCTCCACTACCTATCCAGCTGTTTTTTGTGGAAAAGTTGTTACTGCTTATCGTGAATGTTTAATCATAAATTCAGCATTTGTTAATAAATCACGCAAAATACAATTAGGCAATATCATGTTTATTAATGAAAGAGCCATTAGAGCTTTAAATGCTATTGATGGTAATGGAACATTGGAAGATATGATGTTACGTAGTAAAGAGTCGTTAGATATCAAAGAAGTTTTGATAGATCATAGTATACATAGAAAATGAATAACGTAAATGATATCCTACAATTGGCTAGCACATATGAAGACAAGTGCTTACAACAGGGTTTGGTTAAGCTGGCAAAAATTCGCCAACTACCAAATGGTAGGTATCGTGTACTCTCTCAAACAGGTAAAAATTTAGGCACATACAAATCTAGAGAAGGTGCTGAAAAGCGTCTTAAACAAGTAGAATTTTTCAAACACTTCGATCATGCTGAAGCAGATGATAAATCTATTATTGATTTAACAGATATTGATGAGTTTGCTTATTCTGCTATTATGCGTAAATTACGTCATGCGGCTACTCCGGAACAAGTGCGTATGTTTTTAAAGATCTTTAAAAATCAATTTGATAAAGCCATTAAAGGCAAAATACATAAACCAGAAAAAGTTGCCTTACAAAATGCGATGGTTAAATTCAATAAGTTACATAAGGTAAAAATTGATAAGAAAATGGTTAAAAATGCTGCTGTAGCCGAATTAGGCAATGCAGAACAAGTTGGAAGATATCTATCTGATATTGTCAGATTTACTTTAAATCGTATTCCTACCGATAAAAGACAAAATGCTACTGAATCTCTTAAACAAAAATTTATGAATTTGAGTGAGATAGAAATATCTTCTAAAGTTATGCCAGAATCTTCTGCATTAGGACAGTCTATTACATTCGTTAAACATGTTTTATTTAATCATGATGCTCGTTATGTACGAGAAGTTTTAAATAGCTTGGTGAAAAGTTTATGATTCATAGGCTTCGAAAAGTAACAGATGGATTATTTAGAGGTAGTGGCCCCTCCCCAAAAGATGTATTATGGCTTAAACAACAACTAGGCATTAGAAAAATTGTCTCTCTAGATAAAGAGGCTGGAGAAAAAATTGATCGTGCTTGTAAATTGTTACATATTAATCATGTAAAAATGTATCTTCATGGTGATAGAAAGAGTTTGCTAAATCTATTACATCATAATTTAAAAGATCTATTAATAGATGGTGGTCCTACTTATGTACATTGTCATGCAGGCAAAGATCGTACTGGATTAGTGGTAGCATTATTTAAGTGTAAATATATGGGAATGAATCCAGATAAAGCTATTGAAGAGGCTAAATCATTAGGTTTTGGTATTGGTGTAGATCCTAAATTGATACATTTGTATGAAAGATTAATTAGATCATGCAAAGTAGTTAAGGACCAAAACAATGCTGATATAGTTTCTAATGAAAGAGAAAATGTAGGTGACAATCGTGATAGCTTTTTAGATGAGGTTCATCGAGGCGATTTCTCAGTTCAATTAGATCATACACGTCAGAATCCAATGGATGCTTTATATCCATATACTTTGGATCAATCTCCTACTAGAGAAAATTATCCAGATACATCATTATTTCAGCATGATCCTAATAATACAGTTACCGTACCTAATGTCGGAGAATATGACAATGATGCGGGACAGCGTGGTTTTGGGCCAGTTGAGCGAATGGATGGATTCTTTTCAGAGGTAGGTCATTAAAATGATTAAGAAGGCATATGCAGTACAAATGAGTTATGATGTGTCAGATACTGAAAAGCATCAAGCACAACAGGCACTTTTGTATTTTTCAGCTACTGCCAAGTTGCTTATGCAGGCTTCTGATTATCTTAATATAATGAAAACTCCATTTAAAGATAATCCAGAGATGAATGATACTGATATTATGAAAGCGCGTGCTGTTATTAGACGTTTTAGAGATAAGGCCATTGATAATTTTGATGAGTTTAAAAAATCAGCTTTTAAATGTGTTAATGTTATGCAATCTTTTGCTACTGATACTCAAACGCTTAAATTAATGAAATCATTTATTTCTGCTATTGATG